TTTGGGAGACTATAATGTTATCTGTACATTTATAAAGAATGATGATAGTCACTGCTATAAAATGATTAGGGCTTATACCATAGTAGCAGATAAAGATGGTCTTAAATATTGCTGTTCTGAATCAAAGGAAAGACTGATTAAGCTAAGTCAGTTGATAAATGATATGGGATTTATCACCAGAGATGATTTGCCTACCAAAGTAAGCGAGTTGCAAAATGACTGTAATTATGTCAATATAAATAGTGTACCTACTAAACTTAGTCAATTAGTGAATGATAGAAACTTTGCTTCCAAAGATGAAGTTCCCAAATATACAACGGAGCTTTCCAATGATGCACAGTTTACCAATGTTGTAGACTTGGCAAAAAAGGTTGATAAAGAATCTGGCAAAGGATTATCTACTAATGATTATACTAATGAAGATAAAACCAAACTTACTAATTTATCTGATTTTGATTCGACAGGCATTAATAAGGAACTGAAGGAACTGGAAGAAGCACTGGCTGCTAAAGCTGATACTAGTGAAATTCCTAATTTCACGTCTGATTTAATAAATGATTCCAAGTTCGTAACAAGTTCCGATTTACTTGCTGAAAATGTAGGATATGATAGTACAACAGTGAAAGACACATTGGATTCATTGCTGTATGAAGCTATTAATATAACTTCATTTACTAGCAATGTAGAACCTGTACAGGAAATAGGAACTAACATTAACAGTATAACACTTACTTGGAAATTAAGCCAGCCAGCAACGGAACAATTTATTAATGATGTACCTGTGACAGGCAGTTCTTTCACATTTGATACTCCATTCAACAGCAACAAATCATTCACATTAAAAGTAAATGATGGAACTACCATCAAATCTAAAACTATTGATATTAAGTTTATGAATAATATATATTACGGTGTATCATCTTCTACTACTTATAATTCCAGCTTTATTGAATCTCTTACAAAAGAACTACGGCAAGCTACAGAAATGAATTTCAGAGTAAATGCAGGCAAGGATGAATATATCTGCTTTGCATATCCTTCACATTATGGAGAAGCCGTATTCAGTGTAGGTGGATTTGAAGGAGGGTTCAGAGAAGTAGCCAAGTTCTATTACACTAATGAATCAGGATATAATGAACAATATACAGTTTACTGCTCTGATAATCCCTGTCTGGGAGATACTAGGGTGAAGGTAATATATGTATAAGGGATTACTACGATACTATGAAAGAAACACGAAATTGTAAAATTGAAAAAAGAAACGAAGATTCTAGAATTGTTGAGGGGTATGCAATAGTATTCAATTCTGAATCTAGAGATTTAGGAGGGTTTACAGAAGTTATAGAACCTACGGCATTGGAAGGAGTGCTACAACAGTCAGATATTTTATGCCTTTTGAATCATAATGAAGACAGAGGTATTCTGGCACGTTCTAAATATGGTGCAGGTAGCCTGAAACTGGAAGTTGATTCTACAGGGCTTAAATATAGCTTTGAAGCACCCTGCACAAATCTGGGAGATGAATTGTTGGAAGGTTTAAAGAGAGGTGATATTACTACTTCATCTTTTGCTTTTACTATTGATTCCGATACTTGGACAAAGAAGGATAATGGTTCTTATATCAGGACTATCAATAAGTTCAAAGAACTGTTTGATGTATCACCTGTCTATAAAGAAGCGTATCCTGATACGAGTGTAGCACTTAGAAAGCTGGAATCATTCGATAAAGAAGATTTGACTGATTACTATATGGAGCTAAGACACAAACTACAATAATGAACACTTTAGAACTGTTAGACAAAAAAGAACAGTTAAAGCAACGGGCAGAGGAAATAGTTTCCAAAGCAGAAAAGGAAACCAGACGGTTAAATGAAGGTGAACACGCTGAATTTAATTCTATCACCGTTGAACTGGAAGACATAGATAAGGAAATAAGAAAGATTGCAAGCGAGACAAAACTAACAAACACAAATAATACATCTATGAAAAAAGAGAAGTTTTCACTTTTAAAGGCTATTAATGACGTAGCCAATAGCAGACAACTGGACGAAAGAGCGCAAGAAGTTGTATCTGCTGGTATTGCAGAATTTAGAAAATCAGGACAGAACTATTCTGGACAAATCGTATTACCGATTGAGGAAAGAGGTGATATACAAGCAACTGTAGAAGGTGCAGGACAGGAAACCGTAGCAGAAGATAAACTGGCTCTGTTAGAACCATTGAGAGCTAATTTAGTAATGGTTAAAGCTGGTGCAAGCTATCTGTCTGGACTGGTAGGTAATGTTTCTATTCCTGCTTATTCTGGAAGTAATGTTAGCTGGGCTGGTGAGGTAGCTGCTGCTACGGACGGTGCAGGTGATTTCAGTGAAGTGAATCTAGAACCAAAGAGACTTACCGCTTATGTAGACGTTTCCAAACAATTCCTGATTCAGGATTCTGCCAGTGCAGAAGAGATGCTTAAACGTGATATTGTAAATGCTATTTCGGACAAACTGGAAGCCACTATTTTGGGTAGTGCTGCTGGTTCTGCTACTATGCCTGCCGGTATCTTTAATGGCGTTACTCCTGAAACAAAGGATATTACTTATAAGAGATTGGTTGATATGGAAACTGCACTAGAAGAAGCTAATGTAGCAGGAAACAAGTGTTTCATTGTATCGCCATCTGCAAAAGGTATTTTGAAAACGACTGCTAAAGATGCTCTTTACAATGTAACTGACGGTGGTGTACATACCTGTGTTGGTTGTGCTGGTTGTCTGATGGAAGAAAATGAAGTGAACGGTTATCCAGTATATTGTACATCTAATGTTACCAGTAAAGGTGTTGTAATGGGACACTTTGAAGATTTTGTTATTGGACAATGGGGTGGGATTGACTTAACAGTAGACCCGTACACACAAGCAGCTAACGGTAAAGTAAGATTGGTTATCAATGCATATTTCGATGCAAAACCAAGAAGAACAGGTTCTTTCCAAAAAGCTATCTTGAAATAATATGTACGTCAAACTGGAAGAAGCTAAGAAGCACCTTCTTTTGGATGATTCTTTCAAGGATGATGATTTATATATACTTGGATTGATTGATGTTGCAGAGGATGCAGTAGCACGCAATTTGAATCTGAAACTGGATGAATTGGCAGTGGATGGGGAATTTACCCCACCTGCTGTTATTCACGCTATTCTGCTGCTGATTGGTAATCTATATGCCAATCGTGAGCCAGTATCTTATTCATCCGTTAATAAAGTGCCATATACATTTGACTATCTAGTTTCACTTTATAAAAACTACAAAGAAGTATGATTGACTATATACATAATAGAGACGGTAGGGCAACGTCTACACAGGTTAGTAGAATGGATGATATAACAGAGGATGTATTCACACCAGAATTTTATTTTCTCATTAAAAATACCAATGATAATGAAGTAACTGTAGAAATTAGACCTGCTGGACAAGAGAAGTTTATAACTACGGTTCTTTATCCTGGCTGGAATCCTGAATTATGTAGTGCAGTAAGAATAAGCGGTGAAACTGGATTACAGTACGGCTATTAATACTATATACTATGAGGGCAGGGCTACTGACAGAGACAATATTACTACAGGAATCAGTACCTGTTAAAAATGAGTTTGGGGCTACTTCTATGGAATGGGTAGACTATCTGCAAACAAGAGCCAACATTAAGTTTAATTCTGGTAACAGGGTTAATCAGAATAATGAAATATTTACTTCTTATACACTTACTTTCACAATCAGGTACTATCATAAGGTAAACGAGCAAATGAGAATTATCTATCAAGATAAGAAGTATAGGATATTGGCTATCAATTCAGACAGGACAAAACAATCCACAGAAATCATAGGAGAGCTTATTAATGAATAACGGTGTAACTGTAGACGCTTCACAGGTACTAAGAATGTTTAGTGAACTTAATAGCAGACAGCAAAAGAATGTGTATAAGAATGCACTACGGAAAGCTGGACGAATTTTGCAAAAGGAAACGAAAACACAACTAAGAAGCGTAGTAGGTAAGACAATAAATCATAAGAATAGATGGGACGGTAAAACTTTAGGCAGTGGAATAAAACTAAAGGTTGATAAGAAAGCTACAGAAGCGAAGGTTCATATAATGGGGGACTTTAGGTTAAAGTTCTTTGAACTTGGAACAACTACCAGACGACTTAGAAAAAACGGAGCTAACAGAGGTAGAATGAACGCTTCTCACTTTTTCAGGACTGCCAAAGATAATAAGGAACGTGCCATCTTTGATAATATAAATCAAATGGTTGAAGAATCAATAACAAGGATTTCCAAAAGAAGATGAGCTTACAAATAGGAAAAGCTATCTATCACTTATTAAGTAAAGATAGCAGGATAAAAGAAAAGGTAGGTTCTAAGATATATCCGTTGATAGTTGAAGAATCCACCACTTTTCCTTTTATCATTTATAAAAGGACTAATATTAGTCCTAACTACACCAAAGGCAGTTATTCTGTAAATGAATCCGTTACGGTTGATGTGGTTATTGCTTCTAAAGATTACACGGATACCGTTGAACTGGCAGACTATGTAAGGGATGCTTTAGAAGGTAGAAGGGGGAACTTTGCAGGAATAGAAATAAATGATATAAGGATGATTAGCGCAGATGAAGAATACATAGAAGATACATTCATTCAAAATATAACATTCGACATAAACACAAATGGCAAACAAAATACTTAGAGGGAATGACCTGATGATTTTTAAAGATACCACTGGTGCTGGCACTGCTTATAAAGCATTGGCATTTTCAACCAGTTGCCAGCTTTCCTTAACGGGAAACACTTTGGAAACTTCATCAAAAGACGGTGGCAAGTGGACTAGTAAAGCGGTAAGCAAATTAAGCTGGTCACTTACAACTGACAATTTATATAGCGTGGAAGATTTTAATGCTTTAGTAAATAGCTGGATAAGCAGAGAGGAATTAACTGTAGCTTTTGCCGTATGCACCAATGCAGACAGCGATACAGGTCTGCCTGCCGATGGCTGGAAAATAGGCGGTGGC